CCGACGCTGCCGATTCAACCGTCAGCACGGTCAGCGGAGCCGAGTTCGAGAGCATCAATATCTACTATCACACCGGCACCGCCAGCACATCGTTGCTGATAGCCTACATCGACACCGCCACCGGGTTGCCCTGCACCCCCAACGGCGGGGATATAACCGTCCAGTGGGACTCCGTCGCCAACAAGAAGATATTCAAGCTGTAAAGGAGCGAGATGGTAGAGATTCTAAAATCGAAGCTGTCCGAGATGACGGTCAGCCGTGACGGGCTGGACGTGGTGCTGGTGAAGAACGGGCAGCGGGTATGCGAGCTGCCCTGGGATGCGGCGCTGGTGCTGGCCGGAGCTATCACCATACAGGCGCGGCGCATCGAGGAGTGGGTCAAGGCGGAGCGGGTATCTCTTGACCAGGCTTTCGTCCTGCGCCAGGGGCTGCCCTTCGGGTTGACCAGCAACCCGATGATCATCCAAGAGGCATACAAAGAAGCCGCCCACAACACCGAATTAAGGAAACGCATCCCGCATGTCGACGAAGGCATCCGGAGCCGGGAGGCATTGGGGACGCCGTCACTGATAAAGCATAGACCCAAGAAGGAGGCTGGAGATGGATTACAGCAAAAAAAGTAATGAGCAACTGTTGGAGGAGAGCCATGAATTGAATGAAAAGCGGATGGCTCTCAAAGCCGAGATGAAGGCTATCGCCGAAGAGCTCGACCGCCGGGCGGCGCAGAAGAAGCTGGATACCATGAATGATGCCGAGAAGGACCACCTGCGCCAGGTCCTCGGCACGGGAGGTATCGAATCCGCCGAAACCATCGGCGAACCAGGAACGTAAAGAAATAAAAGGTAAAGTAAAATATCCGATGAATGAGATATTAAATCTCCGACAAGAGAATAGCAAGACCTTTTCAACGGATAAGGGGCGACAATTAGTTGTCTCTATGGGTGCTGTCCACTACAAGGATAACTACTCCGATGCCAAAGAGCCGTGGAAGGATATTGACCTCACTTGGGAAGGCAACAAGATAACCAAAGCACCCTACGAACTTACGCTTGATGGTCTTAGGGCTACTATCAGAAACAAGAAGACGGGTGAAATAGTTACCATTGAATTATCAAATATCGGATTGGTGGAAGCTAAGCCTCTTCCCTGGACATTTTCAAGGGGTATTGCTGGAATAAAAGATTTCGCTAAAGATACCGACCTTGAAATTGTAGCTGAAAATAGTAGAGTTAGATTTACTCGTATTCTCAAATCCGCTAAAGCACCAACGGATGCCCAATTCAGGGTTACAGATGCGTTTGTAGGCTTTCGGAATTCCGAGGATACAACACCCTTTAGAGTTCGTGCTTGTGATGAAGAAGGCGAGTTACAAGTTGAGACCAGTTTAGTAAATGAGAAACTCACTGAGGAGTTGATACCTGAAAACCAGAATCGCCCCATTAAGTACCCTGTCAGGATAGACCCCACATGGCAGGTTGGGGAAAGCACGGATGACTGTTATAGGAGTCTTGCACCTACTCTTTGGGGTGTAGGTGGAACGCAAGTAAATGTTCTTGCTGGAGCCGAGCTTGATACATCTACTTATCAGTTTGGCTGTGGCATGAGATTTACTAACGTTACTATTCCGCAAGGGGCAACCATCACCAATGCCTGTTTGACTTTCAGGTGTAGCGTTGCCAAATCTGGCGATACTTGCAATACTAGGATTAGTGCTGAGGATGTAGATGATGCTGTAACCTTTGCTGACGACAAGGATGTTTTTGATGCTCGATGGGCTGCTAGAACTACAGCTAGAGTGGATTGGGATGCTATAGCAGGTTGGACAAAAGATGTAGATTATAACAGTCCTGAATGTAAGACAATAGAGCAAGAGCTTATTGACAGACCAACTTGGGCTTCTGGCAATGACCAGGTTTGGTTCTGGGAAGATTTTGAGGACAGGAGCACTCATGCTTCAGGTGCTCGCAGACTTGCCTATTCCTACGATGGCTCTACTACCTATTGCCCACAACTGGTGATTACTTATGCACTTCCCATAACCATCAGCAGTGCCGGTGCCATCGCTTCTGCCGAGGCGCTGGGTAGCCCGCAGGCGAATCTACGGCTGGCATTGACCGGCATCGAGAGCGGGGAGGCAATCGGGAGTCCGCAGGCGAATCTACGGCTGGCATTGACGGGCATCGAGAGCGGGGAGGCAATCGGGACATTAAAGACAGTCCTCTACCTGGTTACCTCCGCCATAGAAAGTGCCGAGGCAATCGGGAGTCCGCAGGCGAATCTACGGCTGGCATTGACGGGCATCGAGAGCGGGGAGGCAATCGGCACGGTTCTGGTGATACCGGAGCAGTTTATCAGTCCTGACGGCATAGCTTCACTGGAGGCAATCGGGACATTAAAGACAATCCTCTACCTGGTTACCTCCGCCATAGAAAGTGCCGAGGCGCTGGGGAGTCCGCAGGCGAATCTACGGCTGGCATTGACGGGCATCGAGAGCGGAGAGGCAATCGGGACATTAAAGACAGTCCTCTACCTGGTTACCTCCGCCATAGAAAGTGCCGAGGCAATCGGGAGTCCGCAGGCGAATCTACGGCTGGCATTGACCGGCATAGCTTCACTGGAGGCAATAGGGGCTCTCATTCTGGCGAAGCAGGCCGTGATGCTGCTCAGTATCTACTGGCCGAGCCGGGACATCTCGGTGATGTGGCATGACCGCGATATCAAGGTGGTATTTAGAAATGAGCAATGATACTGAAACCATAGAGGTAAAAAAGGGAACTTACGGATACCGTTTAAGTTTCACCCTTTACGATGCCGATGGGGATGCCCGGGGATGCTCGGGCTATACCGCCGACCTGCGTTACTGGGCGCCAGGGGCTGCGGAGGCGGCATCTAAAGACCTGGAATGGACTGATGAAACCGCCGGTACCTGCTATTACAGCGTGCAGAATGGGGACTTCGATACCGCCGGTGAGTATCTCTACGAGATAGAACTGGAGAAAGACGGCACCAAAGACCCTGCCAAGACAGGACGGATAATCGTGATAGACCGGCCAACGGCTGACGCTTCATAAGGAGAAAGGTATGGCTATTAAAATAGCAACGGCGCCAAGCGTGGAAATATTAACCGTAACGGAAGTCAAATCACAACTGAAGCTGGACGACGACGACCACAGCGAGGACGCCCTGCTCAACGGACTCATTAAAGCCGCGCGGCAGCATGCCGAAGACGTCCTCACCTGGCGGGCCTTCATCACGCAGACATGGGAACTCTGGCTCGACAGATGGCCGGATAAAGATTACATAGAGCTACCGCGCCCTCCGCTCCAGTCCGTCACCAGCATCGAGTATTACGGTACTGATGATGCCGAGGCGACCTTCTCATCGGATGATTACTTCGTGGACGTCAAGAGCGAGCCGGGGCGGGTGCACCTGAATTATGGAAAAAGCTGGCCCAGCGCCACGCTGCGCCCCGCCAACGGCATCTGCGTCACCTTTGTCGCCGGCTATGGCGATAGCGCCTCCGATGTCCCCGAGGACTTCCGCCGGGGGCTCCAGTTAATTATCGGCCACCTCTACGAACACCGCGAGGAATGCGTTATCGGCATCGCCGTCACGGAGATACCCCTTGGCGCCAAGGCGCTGCTGGGGGGAAAGAAGGCCTACTGATGCGCGCCGGCGAACTGAGAAACAGGCTCACCCTCCAGAAACCGACTTACAGCCGTAGCGGCATCAATCCGGAGCCTACCTGGGGGGACGTGGCCACGGTCTGGGGAGGCTTCCTGTCGCAGTCGGGGCGTCTCGTCTACGAGGCCAGGCAGAATGACAGCCAGGTGCAGGGGATTGCCCGCATCCGGTACCGCTCCGATATCTGCGCCGAATGGCGGCTCAAGTACGGCTCCAGGATACTGACCATCCTGTCCATCGTCAATGTCAAAGAGCAGGACCGCGAGCTGCTCATCCATTATAGAGAAAACCTGGACTGAATTAAATATGAAACCCTCAATCTATATCCCTCAGAGAGAACTCGATAAGCTCGAGAGGAACTGCAACCTGATACTCAAGGAAATAAGCAGGAAGGATAGAGCCTTACTCCTTAAATCTGCCCAATATATCCGGGATGGTATCAGGGAAAAAATAAATTCTACCTTTAAGCGCAAATCAGGCAATTTATACAAAGCCGTCTATGCCAAAGCCTATCCAAGGACGGTGACCCGGCCAGCGGTAGCCTTCGCCGGCATCAGGCCCAGGAAAGCCCCCCATGCCCACCTATTGGAATACGGACACGCCGGCCCGCACCCGGCTCCGCCGCACCCCTTCTTCCGCCCGGCCGTGGACGGCTGCAGGGAAGAGGTCATGAAAAATATCCGTACCGGTCTCAAAAAGACCGTAGAAGGAGCTTTATAGATGTTTATCAGAGAAGCCCTGGTGACGTATCTCCTGGCGCAGTCGGGCGTTACCGACTATGTCGGCCAGAACATCTTTTTTGCCAAAGCCAGAAAGAATGTCACCAGACCTTATATCGTTATCTACAAGATAGACAGCCCCCGCCCCGGTTCCCACGAGACCAGCGACCATCTCGCCCACCCCCGCTTCCAGTTCTCCGTCTTCTCGGATACTCCCGAAGAAGCTGAAAATATCGTTGAAGCCCTGCGCTCGGCATTGCAGGGCTATTCCGGGACGATGGGAGGCGAAGGCGGTGTCACGGTGGGAGCCGTCTTTTGCGACGACGAGACCGACCTTGACCCGGGCCAGTCCGGACCTTACGGCATCGCCGCCGACTATGTCATCTGGTATTCGGAGTAAGGAGGAATCATGCCTGTATGCCCGATATGCAAAGGCGCCGGGAAAATCGAGAAGCCAGTAAACATGCAGGAGAAAGCGCTCTTCGACTGAGAGGAGTGCGAAGGCACCGGTCTGGTGCCCGGCGACACTGGCGAGGAAATCCTTGACCGGCTCGACAGGATTATCCGGCTATTGGAGGAGATAAAGGAAAAATGAAAAGCATTTATTACCGCCAGCCCTACCACACCACCCTTGTCCGCAGAATCAAGAAAGATATCAACGACGCCTCGAAGGTGCTCTTCGACAGTGAGGCTTCAAAATTCAGGAAAGCCGGAGCTATCACCAAGCTCATCAGGCTCGTCCCCGTCATCATCAACGATATGCCCGAGCCGACGGTGGAGAATGTCGGCAGCACCAACCATGATGTGCGCATCATCGTCGGTATCTACGAGCGGTTTTTCCGGTGCCTGAAGCTCCCATCGCGCGTCGACTTCCTCAAGGCTTTCGTCAAAATCTTCATCATCTTTATGGCTACGGATTTTTACCGTCCCTTCATCAGGTGGTGGCTCTGGGAAATCAAAAAAAGCGACCTGAAGCCGCTCGGTCCCCTTGAGCCCGACCGCCATTTCTGGGACGAAACACAAGAATAAATAACGGGAGGTAAATCAAATGGCCGCAGAAACAGTTCCACAATCAGGATTCGGCACCCAGATAACCTGGAACGGGCAGGATATCGGCTACCTGCTCGATGCCAGTTACTCGGGCATCAGCGCGGAAACCATCGAGGACAGCAGCCATGAATCAGCCTGGAAAACGTATCTTGTCGGGATGCTCGACGGCGGCGAGGTAAACATCCCCATCCGCTATATCACGGGGGACACCACCGGGCAATCAATCATCTGGGACGACAGCAAGACTAAGACGGAGCGTGAGGTTATCATCACCTTCCCGGACGCCACCACGATGACCTTCAACGCCATCTGTACCAAGTTCGGCGATATCACCATGCCTTATGACGGTGTGATGGACGCCGTTATCGTCCTGAAGGTCACCGGCGAGCCGACATTCTCCGGGGAATAGTTGAGAAAAAGGAAGAAAAACTAACGGGAGGTAAATCAAATGGCCGCAGAAACAGTTCCACAATCAGGATTCGGCACCCAGATAAGCTGGGCCGGGCATGATATCGGCTATTTGCTTGATGTCGGTTACTCGGGCATCAGCGCGGAGACCATCGAAGATAGCAGCCACGAATCGGCCTGGAAGACATTTCTTGCCGGCATGCTCGACGGCGGCGAGGTGAACATCCCCATCCGCTATATCACGGGGGACGCCACCGGACAGAAACAAACCTGGGCCGAAATCAAACTCCAAACGGAAGAGGAGGTTATCATCACCTTCCCGGACGCCACCACGATGACCTTCAATGCCATCATCACCAAGTTCGGCGATATCACCATGCCTTATGAGGGTGTGATGGACGCCGTCATCGTCCTGAAGGTCACCGGCGAACCGACCTTCTCGGAAGAATAACAGCTGACATAAAGGAGGAAAGATGGAAACGAAGACCAATCCGTCTGTAGAAATTGAAATCGGGGGAAAGCTCCGGCACCTCCTGCTCGACCTCAATGCCATGGCCACCTTCGAGGAGATTGTCGGCAAGAGCTTCTTCGACCTCTCCGAAACTGAGCACATGGGTGCCAGGGAGCTCCGCGCCTTTCTCTATGTCTGCCTGCTCCACGAAGACGATAGTCTGACGCTCGAGCAGGTCGGCTCCTGGATAACCATGGAGAGCATGGGCGGAATCGCGAAGAGGCTTACCCGGGCATTAAAGGCGGCCATGCCAGATAGCAGGGAGGGCAAAGATAACGCCCCTTTACCCGGAAAACCCGGCAAAAGCCGCCGCCGTGGCTGAGCCTGTGGTCCTTCGGGCGCTACAACCTGGGTCTTACTTTTGATGAATTCTGGCGCCTGACGCCTGCTCAGTTTGGCGCCCTGGCGGAGCGCTATTCCGAACAGCAGGAGAGGTATGACTATCACGCCGCCCTCATCTGCTCCATCCTCGCCGAGATAAACCGCGACCGCAAGAAACGCCGGGAGCCATTCACGCCCCGGGACTTCATGCCGCGGAAGGAACCTCAACAGGCGAAATCCCCGGAGCAAATCAAAGCTCTTTTCAGGTTAATCGGCGGCGGGAAAAAGAAAACGGAGAAGAAAGATGGCAAATGAACTCGCCAAATTATTTATAACTCTTGGGCTGGACGACAGAGACCTCCAGAAGAACCTCAAACAGATTCAGAAGAAGATGGGGGCCTGGGGGAAAAATATGGCTATCGCCGGCGGCGCGGTAGTGGGTGGGGTAATGGCCATCGGTGGCGTCGCAATTGCAGCAGCCGATGAATACGATAAAGCCATGAACATCATCCGGGCCGGCACCGGAGCCACCGGCGAGAAACTTGATGCCCTGGGAGAGGACTTTAAAGCCGTATTCGGTTCTATTCCCGCCTCGGCCGAGGAAATAGCCAATGCGATGGCCGATTTGAATACCCTGACCGGAGCTACCGGCGAAGAATTGCAGAATCTTACTAAAAATGTGCTGGAAGCCTCGCGGGTACTCAAGGAAGATGGCGCATCAAATGCTCATGCCTTCGGCCAGGCGATGCAGCAATGGAACATTCCTGTAAAAGATGGTGCCGTCCTCCTCGATAAACTTTTCAAAGTTACTCAGGACACTGGTATCGGTTATGGTGAACTCCTCAGCCAGCTCAACACTTATGGGCCGGTAATGCAAAACGCCAACTTCAGCACAGAGGAAGCCGCCGAGCTATTCGGTAAATTGACAGCCTCCGGTATTGAGGTGTCAAGGGTGATGCCTGGTCTGAATAAAGCGTTTCGGGACTGGGCTGCCGAAGGCAAGGATGGCAGGAAAGAATTAGAAAAAGTCATAGATGCGATGGCCACTGCCGAAGACAGTTCTAAAGCCCTGGCCATCGCCACGGGTATATTCGGCGCCGAAGGCGCGCAGAGGATGACGACCGCCATTAGAAACGGCTCCTTTTCCCTCGATGATTTGGGGGTTTCGCTCGAAGATGTCGAAGGCCTGATACAGAGCACAGGAGAAGAATCTAAAAACCTTGCCGAGAAGATGGCTGAATTGAAAAACCAGGTCACGGAAGCCCTCCAACCACTCGGCGATGCATTAATGCCCATCTTAGAAAAGATATTAGCTATCATAGTTCCCATTATAGAGAAAATCGGCCAGTGGATATCCGATAACCCCGAGCTGATGAAGACCATCCTCCTTGTCGCCGGCGCTGTCGGCGGTCTGATGCTGGCGCTCGGCACATTGTTTATGATGATTGGTCCCCTCGTCGGCGGTTTGAGGATACTTGCCGGAGCTTTCATAACGCTTAATGCAGCTATAGGGCCGCTTAATTGGATTTTTATGGCTTTAGCAGTCGCCATTCCTGCTTTCTTCCTTGCCTGGCAGAACAACTGGCTCAATATCCGCGGCGTTACCGAGACGGTGGTGGAGGCTATCGTCCATGCCGTCGGCTGGCTCTGGGACAAGATACTGGCATACTTCCAGCGTATAGCCGAAGGCGTTGCCTGGGTAATGAAGGGCATCGCCAACGTGGTCGGCATCTTCGCCCCCGAATGGGCGGAATCCGTCAGGAACGCCGCCGACAGTATGATTGACGCTTTCGTTGGCTTCCGAACCAGGACTGTTAATGCCCTGAAGGGCTTCGACGCCGACTTCCAAAAGGTAACCCGCTCCTTCGACTGGATGGTAACAGCTGTGGAGGAAGGCGCGGAGTCCATGGAGGGGAATGCCAGCAATATAAAGGGAAGCCTTGAAGGCATTGGTGCCGCCGCCGGGGACATGGCGGAGGAAGCCTCCGATGCCTTTGAAACCATGACCGGAGCCATGGAGAAATCCCTCTCCGCGCTCGAGATAATGCAGAACAGCCTCTATTCGATATTCGGCGTTGGCAGCCCTCTGCCGGCGGGAGTCGGGGGGGAACCATTCTCAAGCGGTAATTGGTTCCCGACGGGCACTGGCTGGATTAACCCCGAACAGCACCCCCATCTATTTTCCCCGACCGGTTTGCCCTGGTCGGAATATGATGAAGGCGGCGTTATCCCCGGCGCCCCCGGCAGCCCGCTGCCGGTTATCGCCCATGGGGGCGAGACGGTATTCACCCCGGGGCAGCTCGGCGACCTGGTCACCGTATTGAACAAGCTGGCGGACGGGAGCATCAGAGGTAATGCTCCTGTACACCTCCAGCTTCAGCTGGGGGAGCGAACTATCTTTGATGACTTCCTCGATTACGCCGGCGAGAAATATTCCCAGGAATCTCATTTCAGGGGGCGGGGTTAGATGGCATTCAGATTAAAGCTG